GGCTCTCTTCAGCCTTCTCGTCCACATCGAGACGATCCACGAATGAGACATTCGCTCCGGGGATCAGGTGCCCGTAGGTGTCGACCGTGACCTGGATTGAGCTGTGCCCCATCTGCTCTTTCACGTACACAATCGACGCGCCGCTCTGGATCAGCAGCGAGCCGAACGTGTGCCGGAGATCGTGAAGCCTGATCTTCCGAAGCCCGGCCTTCGTGAGCACTGGCTGGAAGTAGCGGTGGTAGAGGTTGTCGGGATCGAGAATCGCTCCGTCCGGCGATAAGAACACCAGCTCGTCGGAGATGTCGGTCCTGCCCTTGAGGAAAGACTCCAAGAGGCGTTTGTCACGGAGCTCGATGAGCGCTCGCCTCAGCTCTCGAGACATGTCCACGCGACGGCTCTTCTTGCTCTTTGTCGTGGTGTGCTCGCGCCGCACGTAGTTGTGCTGGACGACGATATAGCGATTCGCATCCTGCTCGTCTTTTCCGAACTGGATGTCTCCCCACTGAACTGCGACGAGCTCGCCGCGACGAAGACCGGCCCGCAATGCCATCAGAAACAGCGGGTGATACTCAGGGCAAATCTCTCTCGCTGCCTGGAGAAATTGCTCGGCCTCACTCGGTGTCAAAGAAATCCCTTTGACCTCTGTCGCCTTCGCGGTCCGCGTGAAACGGCCCAGGCGCGCAGCCGGATTCACTTCGACAATGCCCGCTTCGATGGCTTCGTTGAAGATCCCACGGATCACGCACAGTGCGTTTCTGACGGTGTTGCGCGACAGCTCTTTCTCGATCAGCGCGTTAATCATCGCCTTGATGTCGTCGCGCTTGATCTGATCGAGAGGGCGGTTTCCAAAGCGCGGCCGGAGATACTGCTCGATCACTCCCTCGTATCCCTCAGCCGTGGAAGTCTTGCATTCGACCCGGGCATAATCTTTCAGCCACTTGTCCGCGTAGGATCCGAAGGTCTGAATTTTTTCGCGGTCGTCCAGCAGCGCGAGGTCACCCAGTGCGAGTTTCGCTTCGAGCTGGCGCCGTACCTGCTCCGCGATTTCTCGGCTCGTGCCGACGCACTTTGCTTTTCGCTTGCCGTGGTAGTTCACGAACACGTACCACTTTCCACCACGTTTCCGAAGCTTCACGCCCATCAGTTCGCCCCCGCGATTTCTCGCACCATCTCGTCCACGATCCCATCCACGTTCACGCTCCCCGTCGGTCTCAGAGGATGCGCTTCGAGCCAACGATCGAATGCGCTCCGGCGAATGAGAATCTTGGTTCCCACTTGCGAGGCGGGAAGCGGATCACTCGCGCGGTGAATCCATTCCCGCAAGGTTCGCTCCGAGATACAGGCGTAACGTTGCAGAGCTTTCAGATCCAGCCACTCCTGAGTCGGCTCGCCGAATTGTTGCCGCGCGGTCATGTTAGTCGATCGAGGTCACTTTGTCTCTGGGGCGAACGTGCCAGATCCCTTATGTGGCGCGGTTTCTGGCACGGTTCCCATGTTTTTGTCCGCCGATGATAATCTTCGGTGCTTGCAGAATCGACGGAGGATCCGGTTTTCGAACCTTCGATCCGCCGGCCGCGAGAGTCGCCCAAACGAGAAGATCGATCTCGTACGCGACGAAGAGATCTCGAAGCGACCAATCCATGACGGCATCGAACCGCGCGGGGTCGTTCTCCGCGAGCTCCCGGATTATTGAATCGAACTCGCCGAGGTCGCGCGAGCCGCGGTTTTTGTGGCGGGGACCTCGTCGGTCGGATTCGAAGATTTCGGGGAACTCGGCGAGGATGTCCCCGCGCGTTGAAAAAAAGTGATGACGAGCTCCGAGAGGATCGCGGCCATCGTCTGAATCTCCTCGAGGTCGGTGATCTGATCGAAGCGCGCGGCGTTGCGATCCGCCTCGGCGCGCGTCCAGGTTTTCCCGACTTCGGTGAGAAGTCCGGCGAGGATGAACGACTTCCGGCCGGTCAAAAAAATCCGCGTGAGGTAATCGTTCGCGGGTTTCGAGATCGAGTCGGCGTCTCTTTTTTTGGGGTCGAGTCCGGCGAGAACTTCGAGCGCGCCGGCCGCGCGGAGGTTTCCGATCGTGTAATCGTTTTGAGCTGCGGTGACGGCGTGATCGATCGCTAGAAATTCCCTTCCATCGAGCTTCATTTTTTCCTCGTTTCGGTTTCTGGCACTTTCCCGCGAACTTTTTGCAGCGGGACGGGGGAGCTCAAACCACCGTCCCGCCTCGGTGCGCGCCGTCATCAGTACGACGCGCCCGCTGCCCTGGGCTTCCCACGCGCGGTACGTGGAAAGATCCTGGGCTTCCCTCCGAGCGGGAGCGCGTCGCGTCGAGCTAGCGCCCGGAAGAAACTAGTTCTCATGTCGTCGTCCTCTCAAAAAAAGTCATCGTCTTCGAATCGAAAAACACTTTCTCGTTGCTCACCGGCCCGTGTCGCTGCTTCGCAATGATGAGCTCGTCTTCCCCGGCCGGCCGGCCGGAATCGTCCATCGGGCGATAGATCAGCAAGATCGTGTTCGCGTCGTTCTCGAGCGAGCCGCTTTCCTTCATCGAGAATTTGTTCGGCCGCTCGTTCAGGCTTCGGTCCTTCGGCCGATTCAACTGACTGACGGCCACGATCGGGACGCCCGTGTCTTTCGCGAGCGCGCGGATCTGGCTGGAAATTTTCGTGATCCGCTCTCGCTCGTTCGGTGCGTTTGCCGAGATGAGTTGCACGTAGTCGACGACCAGAAGCCCGAGCTTTTCCTGGCGGATTAGCAAGCGTGACTTCGCGACGAGCTTCTGGAGCGACAGCGAGCCGTCTTCCGCGACGAACAGCGGCCAGCGGCCGACCGTGGCCATTGCGCGTAGAACCTGGGATCGCATCTCGGCGGAGCCCCATCGCGGATTGCGAATGTATCCGAACGGGATCTTGCCCTCATGCGACCAAAGCCGTTGCAGCAGTTCGCTCTTGCTCATCTCGATCGAGAAGTACCCGACTGCCACGTCGCGCCGACAGTTCGCAGCCGCGATCTGCAAACCGAGAGAAGTCTTTCCGTCTCCGGTGCGTCCTCCGATCGCCCAGGTCTCGCCGGCGCGGATCCCGGTCGTCGCAAGGTCCACGCAATCGACGCCCGTCGTGAGCCCGATTACATCAGCCGAGCCATCTGCGAGCAGCTCCCACTCTCGGTAAACCGCGTCCGAGAATTTCAGGACCCGCTCGGCGGGAGCGTCGTCGGATCCGGTCTGGATCTGGAGAAGCCGCTCGCTGAGCTCGCCAATGCACTCTCGCGAGGACGAGCCGTCAGAGATCGCGCCGATGCTGGCATTGCAGGCATGAATTACTTTCCGCTGGTCGGCCTTCTCGCGCACGATCTTGACGTAGTGCTTGATGCTCGGCCGGTCCGGGACGCCGGTGATGAGATCGGAGATATATCCGACGTCGCCGACGGTGCTGAGTTCTCGGTGTCGCTCCAGCTCCTCGATCAGCGTGATCTGATCGATCGGCCGCGAAGACTCGGCCAGTTCGACCATGCGTGAATAGATCCGCCGGTGTGAATCCAGCAGAAAGTCCGAGGCGCTCAAACCGCGCTCGGCCGCTTCGTCATAGGCTTTCGGATCGAGCATGATTCCGCCCAGGATGCTCCGCTCAGCCTCGATGCTCGCGGGAAGCGAGTGCTCAATGTCGCGATAGGTGCCGGAGCTCATTGGACCCGCTCCTCCGCGTGTTTGTTCCAGTTCTCTCGCCGCTCTTCCAGCTCGCGCTTATGTGTCACACTGGCTGGTACGTAATCGCTCGGGAGCGCCACATATCCGGCCGGCCCCTCCTGTTTCCGCTCTCGGCTCTCCCACAGGGCCGCGTCTTTCAGGTACTCACTCTGCTGATAGAACCGCACGGGGTTCGGAATGAAGCGAAGATCTTCCCGCGGCCATCGCGAGACTGCATCGCTTAGCTTGCGAGTTCCTTCCAGGACGAGCTCGGGCCCATCTCGTGCGACCGCTTCTGCGATCGCCTGCGTCTGGACCTGGGAGAGTGGTCTGCCTTTCAGGTAAGCGAGTGCCGGATGCGCGGCCGCGATCTTTGTGACCCACTCTTCGAGATCGACGCTCTCGTCCTGTGTGTGTGTCTTGTTAAGAGGGTCTTGTTCTTCCTTATTGCGCCGGACACCCATGTCCGCAGCCCGGACACCGGTGTCCCCTGCTGGGGACATGGGTGTCCCCTGCTCAGGTGGCAAGCACTGATCGAAAAGCGGGGTGCTCGCAGCCTTCCCGGATGGGGGAACTGGAAGCACCCAATACACGGTTTTCCGGACAGGCTTCCTGGTGCAGACGATTCGGAGGAGACCGTAGTCTTCGAGCCGTTTCAAAATGCGTCGTACTTGACGTTGCGAGAGATTGCCCTCGTCGGCTAGCTTCGCCGTCCCGACGAAAGTCGCGTGGTGATCGTCGGCGTGCCGGACAAGGCAGCAGTACACGGCGAAAGCCGTCGCTCCGATGATTCTCAGATAGTGATCGATGAGTAGGTTCTCAACGATGTAGAAGTTTGCGCGGCGACCGTTGCGAATGCTCTCTTGGGATGCTTTCATCGGAGATCTTCTTTCTGGGAAAAAAGTCGGAGCTGCTCGCGCGGATCGGACTTCACGTTCGGCGGGATCGTTTGCGGATTGTCGCCGCGCTCAGCGGCCGGAGCCGTCGCCGGCGAGCTGGCCTGGACGGGAGAGGAAACGAGCCGGAAAAAACTGTGACGGACTCCGTCGCGTTCCTCGGTCCGGTTGAGGATCACGAAGCCCATTTTTCGTAAGGACCAAATCCTCGCGTTGTACTGAGCAGCGAGCGACGAGATCTCGTAGAGCGGGACTTCGGCGCCGTGTGCGGCGATCAGCCGGCCGAGGATCCGTCCGCATTGCGTGCACGAACATTCGGGAGCCGGTCGCGCGCTCATCGCGTTCGTCTCCCGAGCTGCTCGATCTCGGCGAGGACGTGCGCGAGGATTCCGGCCAGGTCACGGAGCTCGAGCTCCAGGTCCGGATCGCGGGTCTCGATACCTTCGCGGAGTAGAAGCAGGCGCGCCTGGGCAGCGTGCATACATGCGGAGCGGAGCGTCGGAATTTTGTTGGAGACCGCGCGGGTCGGGATGTTATCGTAAGCTTGCATTCGATCCTCCGGAGTCGATTGAGCTCTTCACCGCTGGGTTGCTTGCGTGCTCGTTGCCGTCGTGATCGCTCGGGCTTCCTGCTTATCAGGAAGCCCGCCCTCGTTTTATGGGGACTCCGCGGACGCCGGTCCCTCAGCGCGCGCGGATCCGCCGGCACGAAGGCACTCCGCGATGTCTCTCGCGCGAGTCTCCATCACCTCGAACAGGAGTAGCTTGACCTTCGCTGATTCCCACGGCCGGAAGCTCGCGCGGCCCTTCTCAACGTTCGCGATTCGCCCAGCACTGAGACCCGTATGCCGTTCGAGCGCGGGCTGAGAGAATCCAGCGAGCCGACGCAAGTGACGGAGTTGCACGCCGGCGAGCGGCTCGGGATCCGCATTGATCGATCCGTACATAGTTGCGGATCATCGCCGCAATTCTCGGAGCTGGAAAGGACTTCGTGGTCCCAAAACTGAGCTGAGTGATCTAACTTCTCAGAATCGCTGGGCTTATAGATTTCTGATTACTGAGTGACGCTGAGTCGAACTGAGGAAAACTGAGGAAAACTGAGTGAGGAAATTGCGGCGCTAGTTGTCTTCCAGCTTCTTTTTTCTGACTGAGAGCCACTGTTCCACTTTGTGATGTGTCTTTTTGTGGGCGAAGACCTTCGCCCACAGATCATCGTCCCGCATCCAGTCCTTCGGTGCTCGGGTCTCCCCACTTTCTTTGATCCACTGTTCACGCGGGCAAACAAGGTTCCTGTCAATTCTCATTTGTCGCCTCACGTCCGCGTGAGCGCAGATCTCGCTGTATGTAGCCTTGGGGTACGCGACCATGATCTCCACGATGAACTGGCTCCTCAGATCGGAGAACAGGGTTTTGACGCTGACCAGGGATCGATCTTTGACAACTGGTTTAGCTGCGGTCTGCTGCTCTTGCGCGACCGTTGCGAGCTTCTTGTCCGGGATCCGCGGCTCCGCAAACTCTGGCGCGGCCTCTGCTTCGAGCGTTGCGTGCTCCGGCTCGACGGCGGGATTCTCCGGAGTCGCCCCGGGCTCGAGCTGACTCGCAGCCGGCGCTGACAGAGCAAACTCGGGGGAACTGATCCGAGAGCCGCCCTGATCGGTCTGTTGAGCCGGAGTTCCCGATCGCGGGGGTAGATGGGAGATAACGCGATCGCCGATCTGCTGCGTCCTGAGATCCGTCGTCGGCTGCCCCGAACTTGAGGCTCTGATGATCTCCTCGTCGGCGAGCTGCTCGAGCTTGGATAAGAGCCACTGGACGTAGGCGTCCTTCCACGCCCAGGCTCCGTCGGAATCGCCGAACAATTCAAATATCTCGCCGACGATCGAGCGCCTGTCAGGTCTCGCAGTCAGACGTCGAAGGCCAGAGACCCCGGCAATGAACTCCGCCGCGGTCAATTCCGGCGTCCAGTACTTTTCGATCGAGTCCGCGATCTGATCCCGATCGACGCGGCCGCGAATCCCGAGGCGGAAGACTTCGGCGAGCTCGCGATCATAGGCCCCGCTGTTATTTCCGTCGGTCCGCGGCGCCGGCGTTTCTATCTCGGCCGATGTGGACCGCGGATCGGATCGGGTCGCGAACTCGTCGAGAATCTCGGCGCGGATCGCAACGAGGCTGATCCCGCCGAGGATCCAGTTCGCGACGCGCTCGTCGTCGATCCCGTAACGCTTGCCGAGCTTTATGATCTCCGCGACCCGCTTTGCCGCTCTCGATTCCAGTGACGTCTCGGGGCAGAGTCGATCGCCGATATGCTGAGCAAATTGCCGCCGAGCGTCTTCACTCGCAAAATCCTTCGCGGAGGGACGGAGGATTTTCAGGCGAGTGAGCGAGTAGCCGTAGAACTTGACTGTGATCCGGCGCAGGATCGCTTGTTTCTTGAGCTCGAGAAGCTGCGCTCGCCGCGACAGTTCAGCGAGCTGTCGATCGCACTCTTTTCGCAATACGGCCGCTTGTGAAAGCGTCTCGTCGAGCTGCTGTTGCTCGTCCTGGCGGACCGCCTGGATCGGACGTGTTCTGTCGTTAAGGAGATCGTCGATCCGGCGCGAGTCTTCCTCCGCGGCTTCGGTCGCCTCAGCATTTTTGTTCGAGCGGAGGATCCAATCGCCCAGCGATTCTCGGGCCGCGGGCAGAGACTCACTGAGTAGGTGATTTTCGATGTCGCGGAGAAAGTGAAACTTGGGATCGCGGTCGTTGTCGGGCACAGTGCACTCCGTGTGTGACTGCTTTCCGTGATCGGGATCTCGGGAAGGGCAGGACCACGGAGATCCCGCCCTCACTCGCCGCATGATCTGGCCAGATCAAAAACAGCAAGCGCCGAGAAACGACGAGTCTATCTCGCGCCCGGCCTGTGCGGCGCTGTGGAAAAGCTGTGGATATATCGCGGCCGATCGGATCGGAATACACTTCCGGGATAGAGCCTGGAGCCAAGGATGATGCCGCTAGAATGCGCTCGATGCATCGATGTGCACGGCCGTCCCGGCTGTCCGGCATTGCTCGAGGACCTCGACGGCAAGCCCTTATGCTGTTGGTGCGCAGACGGCGTTTCGTGCCCCATCGAACAGCGGCGACTCCGCGCCGCCAAGAAAAAGTCTGGGGGCGAGCCGCCTCCGGACGCGAACGAAGGCAACTCTGAAAAAGCGGCAAACGAGCCGGAAAGCGAGGAAAAGATGCCCGAACTACGCGAAAACAGCACGGAAACAGCGCCTAAATTATGCAAACGTCCCGGCTGTGAAATGAAACTCTCCATCGGGAACAGCAGCGGCTTGTGTAGATGCCATTCGCGATGGAAGGCGCACGCCGGGAACGGGCATGCGACCGCGCCGACGAACGGGCATGCTCACGCTCATGCTCCAGGCAACGGTCACGCAAAGGCCGACACGCCGGCAAACGGGGTCCTGGAGGATCGCCTGGACAAGCTCATCCTGAGCTTCCCCGTGAGCGACAAGGCCAAGATCGTCGACTCCTGGATCAAAGGCGTCATCTGACCCGAGCAGCTCGGCCGGACTCAGCAGGTCAGTTAGCCCCGTCAGCAACTCCGCTCGATCCCGCACAGCGGGGTCGGATTTTGGTGCGGCGAGTAGAGTGGTTCTAGTGATGAACGATTCGATCATCAGCGGGCCGGCGCTTCGACTCCAAGAGTTGATCCAGTCGAGCATCGCTTTCCGATTGGCGGCGGCGTGAACTCGACGCCGACGAACTGAAAAGTTTTCAATTCTTCTCTTCGGGCTGGACGATCCAGACCCGCACTCATCCCCGAAAGTTCATACGCTCGAGGCCGGCTGCCGAAAGCCGGAATCCTCGGACGTTGGAGGATCTATATGACAACGACGGCAACGGCAACACGACAGGCTACGCCGCGGTTCACTCTCAGTGAACGCGAGCTCCGAGAATATTCTTTGGCGCGCGCGATTTTGACGAGCGCAGAAAACCAAGAAGGCGGCGAGCGGCGAGCGGATCACAACTGCTTCGAGCTCGAGATCTCTCAGACGATCGAGAAGCACGTCACGGGCAAGCGGTACGGCGGGCTCTTCGTTCCGTGGAATATTTCTGCCGGCTCGTTCGTGCGCAAAGGGCCGCACAACGAGCATCGCGCGGGACTCTCGACAAACGTCGCGACGGCAGGACAGGAGGTCAAGTTCACAGAACCCGGTGACTTTTTGGATTTTCTGTACAACACCATGCGGGTGAAGGAACTCGGCGCCCAGACAGTGACCGGACTCCGCGACAACGTCGCTTTCCCGAAGCAAACCGGAAAGGCGACGGGATCCTGGGTCGCTGAAAATCCCGGGGCCGACGTCGCGGATTCGAACCTCACGCTCGGACAGGTCCCGAGCTCCCCGAAGACTTATCAGTCCTCGACGAGCTACTCGAGACAATTACTCGCGCAGTCCGTGATCGATGTCGACACGCTCGTCCGACAGGACCTCGCGCGCGACATGGCTCTCGCCGTCGACTACGCGGCGATCCAGGGACCGACCGGGGGAAGCTCTCCCGTCGGGATCCTGAACACAACGGGCGTCCAGTCGTTCGTGGTCGCAGCTGATTCCGGCAACGGCGGGGCCGTCGCTTACGCCGATGTGATCAAGATGATCGAGGACCTCGAGGACGTGAACGCCGATCAGCTCGGCGATCCTGGCTGGCTCACGACTCCAGGAATCAAAAGCGACTTAAAACTGACGCCGCGGCTCGCGAACACGATCGCTCTTCCCTCCTGGGCCGACGATGACACGCTCGCAGGCTATATCGCTCGCTCTTCAAATCAGGTTCCGAAGACGGGAGTCCGCGGGGACACGGCGAACAATCACGCACTGATCCTCGGCGTCTTTCCGACGATCGTGATCGGGATGTGGGGAAGCGGTTTCGAGCTCGTCGTCGATCCGTTCTCACTCAAAAAGCAGGGCATGATCGAGCTCACCACGTTCATGCTCGGCGACGTCGCGCTGAAATATCCCCAGGCGTTCGTCGTAGCGCAGGTCCAGAAATAGCTTCGGTGCACTCTGCGACCGCGGGAAGAACCGGCTCTCGCGGCCGCTTCCTTACGATGAGTGTAATCGCCTGTGGCTGTTGAAAAACTCACTCACCAGAAAATGACCGAAAAAACTTGGCGCTAGGATGCCCTACAAAAGACGTTCTCCGTTTTCCTATACATTCTCTATCCCCCAATTTCTCGCTGTTTTGAAGAAAATGGACTTTTTCAACAGCCACGCCTGATTCCGACAATTGATAATTGCTCCTACGTTACCCGACGTCCCGGAATCTAGTGCTGTGAGACGTGCGCGCCCCAGGGGGAAGTTGTTCGCTTTTCGTAACAGAATCTTCTGAATGACTTCGGTACCCTTGCTTGCATGCTCACCCCGAGCAAAGATTCAGCATCCCTAGTGGGCGGTAGATGGAGGTAACGCAAAATGGCCAACCGCAGAACAGCGTTAGCGACGCTGAGTCCGCCAGAATTGGGAGGGGAAGCCTACATCTCAACTTCCGTGAAGATAGATGAGTGGGACGAATACTTTTCGCTAATTGCCGAGGCCGCAAAATCCAAGTCGAAAGACCCAAAATGTCCGGTAGGTGCCGTGATCGTTTCCGCCGACAAAGTCGTCCTGACTACAGGTTTCAACGGCCTTCCGAGAGGAGTTGATGACGATAGACAAATCCTCGAGGATACTGACGAGAAACTAAAGGTTATCTGCCACGCCGAACAGAATGCGATTGTCAACGCGGCGCGCATGGGCGTCGCCATACGAGGAGCGTCGATCTATGTGACCAAATTTCCTTGTCTCGCCTGTTGCAATTCGATCATTCAGGCAGGCATCACGCGAATTTTTACCCTCGACCATCGCTATTGGGACGACGACCCATTCGACGGGGAAGAAGACGGAAATCACTGGCGAAAGCGCCGTCTCATCCGTGAGACGCATATAGTAGTCGATGCCCCAAATCATCCCGAATATTCCTCCAATATTAGGTTCAAAAAGAAGCGGCCGCGCGGAACGAAGATTGAGCGCAAGAGTGGGGTTGGCCGGTAGTGGTCAACTGAGCGACCGCCATTATCACGCAATGTGTAAGCCTGCCAACCAGCGAGCCCTCAAGACTACTACCTAGTTGGTGAAAAATCGCCATTACACTCACCCCCCCTTCAAGGTACTCTCGGACACCCCTGGATCGTATAGCAGTACAAAACTGGAGAGGGGTAAAGTGAAAACTTTTCTTAACATTTTCCATGATTCATAAGGTCTCGCAACAACTAGATGAGGATTCTTCTCCTCAGTCTGGCTTTCTAATGCGTTTGCCATTTTGCTCAATAAAGAAACTATTCGCATAATCAGGAAATCCGTGTAATGCGCGATCGTATTCGATGTTCGCCTTCGCAATCTGCCCCATGGCTGCGTATGCATCACCACGTTTCAAGTACAAATCCGGAACGACTGTCGATGTGAACTCCTTCGCCTCGACGAGGAACTGGTTTGCAAAATCCGCGTACTTCATCGATGGATAGAAGAGGGCTCTTAGCTTCTCGCAGAGCACATCGTCCGGAACCGAATCGTATTCTGGGTATATGCGACGAAACTGATCGATATTCACTGAGAACACAACATAGGATGAGAGCGCTTTCTCGATTGATCTGCTGATGTCCTCGATAGCTCTCGGATAGTTGTGTAATTTTAGGAACGCGTCAGCGCGGTTGTCATACGAGCCGCACATGCTCTCACATCCCATTGCTATCGCTTTTGTGAAATCCAGAATTGCCCCTTGATATTGCCCTATCTCAGACTTCGCGATGCCCCGATCATTGTAGGCAATTCGCGCGCGCTCACCTGATGGTGCTAGTTCCAGTGTTTTGTCGAAATCCCGTATTGCCTGTCGGTATTCCTTTAACTTTAGAAATGCCCCTGCCCGAACTTCGTATGCTGGCGCGAAGGTTGGATCGAGTGCAATCGCTCGCGTCAGCGACCGAATCCCTTTGCGCTGTGTGTTATCCAGGGCAATACACTCTTCCATTCGGGGCTTGACCCAGTCCAGGCACTTGGCGTTCTGCATCGACATCATTCCGCCTAAACCCTCAACGTACAACTGGCCGATGAAGAAATGCGGTAGTGAAGCCGTCGGATTGAGCGCAGAGGAACGCTCAAATGCTGCGACTACGTCCCTGCGATCGGATTCGACATCGAACCGCAAGAAGAAGTTTAGGTAAAGACCACGGTATAAAGTCGGACGGTAGTCATTTAGAGCTTTCTGTTCAAGTATGTCGAGATCTGGCTCAGTCCAGACACAGGGGTCCTTGGTCTTCGTGGGTTTAACTTTGCCGTCATTGAAGATGTCTTCGGCGCCCTCGTAGTCTTCCCTAATGGCCGCATCTAAATCGGCCATTGACTCGTGAAGTTGTCCCGCCTCGAACTCGACTTTGGCTTTAAATGCCAAGTGTTCCTTCAAAGTGGGATATGCGGTTGACTTGGATCGTTGATGTAATGAAATTGAACGAGCAATGTCTTCGAGGATCTTCGTTGGACTGGTGTGGGTTGGGCAAGACAACGTCGCTCGCATGAGGTAAAAGTCCGAGTTGTTGGGCTCGAGACGAATCAATTCATCAAGCTCGCGGATCGCGGGTTCAAGAGTCTTGGGATCGTGCGGGTCTGCTTGTTGTATCGCCTTGCTTTGAATGAACTGCATTGAAGCTGCACTGGGCTTCGGGGGGACTGGAGGTGGTGCTCCTGCCAGTTCTGGAGGGTCAGCTGTCCCCCGAAGGCGCACATCACTTACTTCGTGCGGCTCTTTCTTATACTGTTGTGAGTGCAGAACTACTGGCACCGTGACCAAGTGCATTAAGCATGCGAAGACTGCGAGAAGACGTGTGATCGTTGTAACCCCCACATTATCCTGCGACATTCTACTGCTCCGATCAGCGCTATAACCGCAGCGGTCGGTTACCGTTGTGCTACTGTCACCAATCGCGATAATCCACCGCTCAGGTTAGTGTCCAGCAATGAGAGTTTCGCAGTCACAGCTCGCAAAGGAATTTGGAGTCATTGCTGCCCGGATCTCACAGCTCCGTGCCCAGGGGCCTCCCGAATCGATCAATGGGCGGTTCGATCTGCTGGAGTGTTTCCGCTGGTATGCGAGGTTTCTGCAACGCGCACTGGCGCACCGTTCAGTCCCTGAGGCCGGATAGGCGGCAACGAGGAGCGCATCCGGACTCTGATTCTCAGAACGTCGGTCTCGTAAATATCCTCGAGGCTCAGATTTGTTCCGGCGGCTCGCGCGACTTCTGCGATCGCGATGGCCCTTTGAACCGGAAGCCGATAATCGCCGCGCACCCAGCGGTAGACCTGGGACGTATCGAGCTCGAGCTCGCCGGCGAGACGCTCGACCGTGAACCTCGAGACGAACTCTCCGAACTTTCCGATCCAGTTTGTAGATCGAGGTCGACCGCGGCGCTCTGTTGCCATATGGGGCCAAGCATACACCGTCGGGCGTGATTTCACTTTCGCTCCGGACTTCGCCTCCGGGCCATGCGTCCATGATTTTCGGAACAGCACGAATGAGGGGCGTAGAGTCCGAACTGAGAGCGACCCATGAAAAACTCGAAGAAGAAGAAAGCAGCTCACAAACAGATCCGCACGAAAAGATCGACCTGGATCGGCAAAATCGCTGACGTCGCGCGAGAGCTCAACATCGGCGAACGCTACGTCTACGATCTTCAAAAACGCGGACTCCCGCGAGTGGAAGCCGGCCGCTACAACATCCCGAAGTGTTTTCGATGGTACGTCAGGTATCTCCAACGAAAGCTCGTCGAGCGCGCGCATCCGGACGACGACAAAGGCAACGGATCTATCGCGACTTCGGCCGGCGAGACGCGACATAAATTGCTCTCGATCGAGTCGGAGCTGAAACAGATCGAGCTCGCCGAGAAGCGCGAACAGCTCATCTCGATCGACCGAGTCGAGAAGGATTTGGCCAAGATCGTCACTGAGGTTCGAACGCGGATCCTCGCGCTTCCGCCACGGCTCGCGGCCGAGGTCCTCGGCGAAACGGACTTAGCCGTCTCACAAGTGAAGATCGAGCGATCGCTGAAAAACGCGTTAGCGTGTCTGAGTCAATTCGATCCCGACGATCTCGTGAAAACTTCCTGATTCGGCGAAGCATGATCCTGAGCTCGTGAGATCGTTAAGCTTGTGCTTATGAGGTGCGCCGATCCCGCAGCGTGGGATCGCTTCTAAGTCGTTGATTCACCGAGCTTGCAAGCGAAGCCGGAAAAGTCTTTAGATCGGGGTTGACGAGGTAGGTCGTGGGGGGGAGACGGGATTTGCACCCGCAATGGTGTCACCCAACCAGTTTGCAAAACTGGCGCGTCTGGGTAGTGTCCTAATAGTGCGTTGCTGGTCCGAAATGCAAAAATCCCCGACTTTCATCGGGAATTTTTTAGTCTTCTAATCTAACCTGCCGTTGACCTGGAGGCGTCTCGATTTGTTGTTGTGTTGATACTTCCGCGGCGGATCGTTTGATCTTCCGTTTGACTAGCTCTAGCCAGTCCTCCAAGTCTCGAATGCTGTCATCGCTCAGCGGAGTAGGCCAATGAATAACCGCTTCACCTTCTGCCAGGGAGAAAACATCCTGCCGCATTTTGGCTCCTTGCCCCCCAAGAACTGAGTTCAGAAGAGGTTGATGAGAGGATTGTTGGGGCGGATCGGCAGGGATTATTTCAGAAATCGGAAGGCCTGTATTACCACCTTCTACAAACCCAAATTGGCCATCCTCCGAAAACCGCACCAGTTTCTTGGATTGCGGTAAACCCAAGATTCCATTGTGCTCCCATTGAACCCAATCGCCAATTTTAGGTCTCTGCTGCTCATTTTCCGCTTTCTTCTCAGAAGCTAACACAGAAGAATCAGATAAACCAGCAAATTCCATAGTCTCTCTGAGGCCCTTCAAAAACTCCTTTACTCCATTGGGATTGAAGCCCTTGTAGGCTTCCAGCTCCCCTGCCAATGTCTCATCTGCGGGAAATCCTGTAGGTCTATACTGTTCAATTAGTTCCATGTACAGGGGAGGGGAGAGAGCTGCCGCTCCGATTGCGCGCTTGCGCCGTTCATCAGTCTCAGGAAGACTGTTAATCTCGATGGCCCGTTGCGTAGGCACTATCCTGCCGTCCTTCTCCTCTACGAGCCCGAACTTTTTCAGTGCCGCCAATGCGCTGTAGGCTTGTCCGTGAGCCGATGAGAACCCGATGTGTTTAGCCGCGAGTGCGGGGGCCGCACCAGCCCTGCCATCGATAGATATAAACTGCTTGACCCGATCAATAGCCTCCTTTAGCCCTATGGCAGGATAATTCGGGCTGCGATGCCGCTTTTTCTTCTCGCCGCTAGCGCCGGCTTGGGTCACTGTGTTGGTAGCCATAGTCACCTCACTGAATAGCAAGATACCATGGCATTGGAGCTAACGCAACATATTTTGTTAAATTAAGCCCAAAACCTCTTGCGCTAACTCGTCTTTATCTGATACAAGTTAGACATGAAACGAAACGGCCAGCAACCAAACGCTCCTAAGGCGCATGATTGCTGGCTTTTTGTATCAAAACGGCGCTGTAGGGAAGTGGCTAAACCCAGTCCCCTTGAAAGGGAACTCCTGACCGGATACGTCGGTTCGAATCCGACCAGCGCCTCCAAGAAAGGAGCCCGCTATGCGACCTCCATAGCAGTAAGCACTAGCCGAACAAACCACAACCCCTAACTCTAAACAGCCCCGACTCTGCGGAAACAGGGTCAGGGCTTGAAACCATCGCAGCCGAAGCCGTCAATGAGTCTCGCAACTTCATTATCCGGCAAGTCGGCTGTGAACTCAAGGAGATTTCACAGTGGGGAAGGAGGTCGCGGAGTTGTCAGAGCTCATCGTCCTGATCGCGGTCAGCACGGCCGTGACCCGGACCTTGAACCACACGACCAGGTGGGGAATACTCGCGGCATAATATTCCTCAGCACAAGCGACCCTCGTCCCACCGTCCCACTCCCGCCGGCCGGATCCGCATGATGCACATGAGGGCACACGACACGCTGTAAGAGCGCTCTCCTTGGACGGCGCGTCGGACCGATAAGGATGGACGTTACCTTCTCCCACTTGGCTCAAGGTACTGGCTCCCCCCCTGGGTTTTGGGGGGTGACGGCGACCCCCCCTACGATTCTGCGAAACGTTTTGAATTTCAGAGTTCACTGCGCCGTCGGGTTTTCCACTTTCGCGTGGGGAGAAAATTTCGATGTGTCTTTTGCGAGCGTTGCCGGCCTTACGCCGCGGGTTCGCGTCCGACCCTCCTCGCAGGACCAGCAGAGCCAAAGACCCACGTTTATCCCCGCCGGCCGGATCCGCACGCCCCTATGTGCAACGTAGTGGCAACCGTCGCAGACGTACTTAACGCTCGGGCTCGTCATGGGCAGGTGGCACTGGATCAGCGGCCCGCCAACCCAAGATCTCCTCACCGGCTTGGCAGTCTCGATGAGTTTCATCGTTCCTCTTTTCGGTTGCGCCTGGGTTGCGGATTTTGCAGGACTTTGCCAGAAACTGCCGAGCTATCTCGTTGAAACTGTGTAGAATCAGCATCCGCGGGGCGACTCATAATCCGTAGGTCCGTGGTTCGAGTCCACGCGCCGCCACCAATCCTTTCAGGTCCAGCCCGGAGACATGGGTAACAGAATGTACCGGCTACATAGGTAACACTTTTGGGCCGAAGGGATTTTC